CTTCTTTTTTTTCAGTTTGTTCTTTTAATAAAGCATTAAGTTTTCCATCTTCATCATAACCTTGTGCATATATATCTGTTAATTTACTTGTGTAAGTAGGATCTAAAATTTGTCTAAATCTTCCTTCGATGGGACCATATCCTTCTTGTTCATAAATTAGTTTATCCACATCTTGTGGTCTTGTTATATATTCTGCTCCTAAACCATATGATATAGCTGGGAATCTTTTAATTCCTCCTTTTACTAAATTAACTCCTTTGTCTAAATACCCAGGAACATTTTTAAGAGCTTGACCTATTCCTTTTTCACTAAAATCCATTTTACCGATATTTGTTTTAATATTTTTAATACCTGATTTAATATTAGAAGTATTTGTCTTGGCGTTATTCATAGCGTTTTCAACAATAGCTGTACCACTTTTTATTGGATTAGAAAAACCACCAAATAAACTTCTATTAACTTGTCTATTTGTTGGAGGACTTTTAAAACTACCAGTAGCTGCTGGATCAAAAAGTACCCCACTACCTGGAGGACCACCTGCATATAAACCAACTCTACCACCACTTGCTAAACCAGTAGTAATACCATTTCCATAACTAGAAACTTTACCACCACCCCTGAACATTGGTCTTCTATAAATTTTACTCATTATCCTAATAATTTTCCTAGTATTCCACCCACGGCTCCCGCTCCACCAATATAACTTTGTAATGGACTAGTCGGTGCCACCGATTGAGGAGTTGTTGTAGTCATTGTAGTTGGATAAGTTCCTGGAGTCATCTGTGATAACTGTTGTCCAATTAAACCTATCTGTGTAAATGGTGAGTACTGTTGTTCTCTATTAGCTACTTGTTGTGCATCTAAAATTGCTTGTTGGTATCCTTGTTGACCTTGACCTAATCCTTGTTGATAAGTACCAAGACCTTGTTGTGCTGCTAAATCTCCTGCTCTTGCAGTTTGTGCTTGTTGGAATCCTTGATTTAATAACGTAGCTTGTAATTGAGCTCTGTCCATGTTGTTGCCTCTCATTGCTTCAGCCTGCATAATACCTTCTCTACCACCACCATAAGCACCTGATTGAATAGCTTGATCTCTTAAGCCTGTTTGCTGCATTGCTGCATTTCTATCAAATTCTGAAAGTGATGCATCCATTACTTGTTGTTGGTAAGGCGACATATAAGATTGAATTGAACCTTGACCTGTACCTGCTCCTGTACCTGTTAAACTTCCTAAACCTTGAGCTGCTGCAACAGCGCCTGTTTGTAATGCATCTTGCCCTGCAATTTGTGGTGCAAATTGTGATACATCTAGTCCTGTGTAATTTTGTAATTGTGATCCTAAACCTGCTCCTAATTTATCTAAACTAGTAAGTAGTGCGGTTCTTGATCCTGTTAACTGTGGATCGTAGAGTTGTCGTGTTTCTGTTACTTCAGCCATTATGCTCTTGCCTCTAGGTTATTCATTAATTCATACATTCGTTTTGCTCCTTGGTTTACACTTCCGCCACCCGCGGCTCTCACTGCATCTGCAGTCATTACAAATTCATTTTTACTTACTCTTGCATCCACATCATCTGCTCTTTCTGCAGATCCCATAGGAATAAATCCACCACCTCTATAATCCATTTCCATACCTTGTGGTAACACACTTCCACCCATATTGTAACCCGTAATCCCCAATTGCTGCAGTGGTAATGTGTTGTTCCTTCCATAACCCATTCCACTATAACTTTCCTGTCCCCCACCACCTAATCCTATTTGTGAATTTGTTTGTGCGAAAAGATTTTGTATGGCAGGTGCTTGCCCTAATCTAGTATTAACATTTTGTAAAGAATTTTCAGCTTGTGATACACCTTTTGTTAATTTATCTAGTCTTGGAAAAACAGGCATATTATTATTTCCTAATCCTGTTTGTTGCATTTCTGGAAGTGTCTCATATCCTGTTTGGATTCCTGTTCCTGCACCTTGACCGGAGTTTCCTAAAATACCCATTCTGCCAAGCATTCCACCTTGATTTAATTCTACTCTTCCACCCATATTATATTGAGGTTTAGTTAATATTCCTTCTTCTATGTAGCCATCATAATCACTTCTATTCATATCACCACTTCTATATAAATTATTTATATATAAATTATAATACTCTTGTTTACGATCTTCGGGTATTAAACCTTCTTCATCCGCAAATAAAGCATTTAATACGGCTTCTTGTTCATTTTGACCAGGACCTACTTCAAATTTTAATTTATTATCAAATAGATATTCTTTAGGTTTCATCTCTACAGTTTCAACTGTTTCTGCCATAGTATTAAAATCAGGTTCTTTTTCACCTTTATTAAACATACCCATAATACCTTCCATAACATCACCACCCATACCATAACCTACTCTACCGCCCTCTGAAAAAAATTGAGAAAGTATATTGTCAATTTCTTCTTGTGTATAATTATATGCACCCATAGAACTTTTAACTGCATCAATCATTGATTGATCTGCTCCAGCTTGTGATGCTGCTTGTTCTACTGCTAATAATGCTTCATCTCTATTATAATCTTTCATAGCTTTATTTGCTTGTGCATAAGCTAAATCTCCAGTTGCACCTGAAAAAGGAACTGCTCCTGCTGTTGCTAATTCTTTTAAAGATACATCCGCTGCAAAAGGATCGCTTAAAGTTTTTTGTGCTCCTCCTGCAAGATCAGCTAATTTTGCTCCACCTTTTAACATAAAGTTTTTAGTTTTATCTAATCCTGAAAGTCCTGAAGTATCATAATTAAAACCACCCATGCTTTGACCTGGCATATTTCCTCCAGCAATTTTTACTGCTTCACCTGGATTCATTGCTCCTCTCATAGTACTTGCAGCCCCAGGTGCTGTCATTGCTCCTTGCAACGCTCCTAGTCCTACAGATAAAGGATTAAAATCTCCTTCGCTACCTTCTTGTGCTAATTGTGATCCTAAATTTAAACTACCTGTTAATAAACCTCTTCTAAATAATGAAGATAAACCACTTCCTCCAGCAAAACCTGCTGGTAGCATGTAAGGTGCAAACGCTGCAGCATAAGGTAATAAAGGTTTTAATTCATTAGGTACTACTTTATCTAATACCTTTGATATTGGTTTTGTGAATTTTTTTACAAACTTTGAAAATCGTCCCATAATTTTTTATATTTTAATTGTTGATTTGCAAGTTTGCAAGACTTGTATATATGCTATTGTATACCAATTTACTAGACTTTTCACCTTTAGTCAATCTAGAATAAATTAGTATTAGTACCTAAATCAAGGCCTTCTACTACTATATGTACACTTCTAGATATGTGTTCTGCTTTAGTGGATGTACTTACATTTTGTACATCGGTCATCGCTTCAGCGTCAGAGTTATACTCTTGACCTGTCTCTAAATTCTTTAAAGTTATCTCTACTCTTGGTGTAATAACCGGGACCTTCTTACCGTCGATTGTTTCATATCTTAAACTTGCTTCTTGTTCTACAAACATTATCTATCCTCTCTACTTGTTTCTAATATTGATATAATAGCACTTATACCTGTTGTAACTGAAGATTCAAGTTTTAACACATCATTTTCTTCTAGTATTACTGGTCCTTTTGCAAGATTACAAATAGTAGGTCCTGTAATATCTGCATAAGCTATTTGATAATCAGTTGCTGTAGAAGAATCAGTAACTGTTGCCTTAACTATTTTAGTACCAGATTCATTAGTCACTTGTATATTTTGAATAATAGATCTTGAATTACTTGGAACAGTATAAACTGTCACTGAAGTAGTTACTGCCGGATCATAAAATGAATTTTTATATATATTTGCCATTAATATCCATCCTGTACTAATAATAAATCAAATGTTGCAGAAGCAGAAGAAGTAGAACTAGCTAGTCCAGTTACTTGTATATCAGTCTTTTCTCCATAAGCACCACCATCTGGAAAATTAATATAAGTTAAACCACCTCTTACTTCTAAATATTGTTTAGTTTGAAAACCTGCATCAGTAATAGTATTATCTCTAGTAATAACTTTAAAAGTCATTTCTTGATCTTTTCCACTAGATACATTTAAAGATAATAAGTATCCTGTATAACCATTAGGTACAGTATAGACTGTCATTAATGTCTGTCCATTTGCAGCGTCTATATAAGCTGCAGTATTAGTAGTAGAAGAATAAGTTGCCGTTATATTTCCTACATTATTCCCAGTAGATCCAGCCGTTTCAACACTCATTCTAAATACTCTTATGAATTCAATTCCTGTAGTTACTACTGGAGTTGTTCCTGTTAAAGTAATGGTTGTTTCTAATAAATTAAAACTAGAATCTAAACCTTGTATTCGTAAAGTTCTTGCTCCTGTTCCAGCAGCTACATCATTAGCACTGCTACTAACTACACTTAAAGTTTGAGCAGACGTTTGAAATATAATATTACTTGCTGGTTCCCAAATAGTTTCAAAAGCTCCTGATCCAATAGAACTATTGTAGCCAAATTTATTAATAATAGAATATCCTGGTACTTTCCCTTGCTGTACTGCTAAATAAAATGGAATATCACTTACTGTACTACCACCTGTAATTGGATTTATATTATTGCAACTCATTAGCAGCCAAACCTCATATTAAACCAAGAAAATCTTTCACCTTCTTCTTTTAACTGTGTTAAAAATGTAGAGTTTAATTGTTCAACTACTGTGGACAACGCTCTGTTAATTTGTCTTTGATTATCTTCCGTATATTCTTTTTTAGGTTCAGGTAATCTTACTACAATTTTTGTCATTATCTTCTTCCATCTGGTTGAAGGTCAACTTGGAATGTTCCAAATCTCCATGATTGGCCGCTACCTATATTTTCTACTTTAATATTTGCATATCTTCCTCTGGCTCTAGTATCTACTTTAGTGGTACTAGAAGTAATTACAAAAGGACTTAAGGTTGTACCTGTTGCATTATCAGCAGGATAATCAGAAACAGATATAGTTACATTGCTATCTCCTACTAAATTTTTAAAGTTAGGTAAAAATCTTCGCATAGCTAGAAATACCTCACTTTGTTGTGCTTGTAAAGAGAAGTCAAAAGATTGTACAAAAGAAGTTAAGGTAGTTGTAGTACCATCTGGGTTTACTTGATCTGTTCCTACTTCTTGTTCGAAGAATACACTTTGTCCTAAACCAGTCTCACCTATGATAACTGGAAAACTTCCAGTATTAGAACTATTATATGCAGTTGCATAAGGTTGAGGGTATACTAATGAATCAATCCAAGTTGTTCTTATAGAATTAGTATTAACTCCTGTATACCAATTACCCATAGGTACTGGAGTATTAGTTTGTCCGTAGTTAAATACTACATATCTATTATTAAATTCTGATCCTTGTGATGGATACCACCAAGTTACTTCTGTATATAAGTTATTAATCCCTGCATTTACTTGTTGACCTTTAGTTGTATCAAAGTCATCATAAACATAATCTTCCACTGAACAAGGTAAAGTATTAACAGTACCATCAAAAGAAAAGAAACCATTACTAGACATCCAATAAGCCACCCCATCAATTTCAATTGCTGCATTCTTACCAATCAATCCGCAGTTCGTGCCCACCTGTTCAAAACCAAATGTAAAAGGTGCACCCACAAATTTCATTGTGTACAAAGCATTATCAGTCCACACTAGAATATTTTCTTTAGCTTTGATAGCTCCCACAATTTTAGTACCATCTTGTAATCTAAAAGTACCGGCTGTGTTAGTTGCTAATACATCATAAACATTTATTTGTTCATTAACTGAAAACCTAATAAACATATCATCTTGTGTAGTTGGATCGCCGATAGTTGTTTCTGTTCCAAAGTGAATTAAGTGACGTGTAGTTGGAGAAATTAAAGTATCTCTAGTTGCTGTAGGATTACTAGTAGTTACAAATCCAGATGTTGTTGTAGAAGCTCTTACTGTTAATCGCGCCGCGTCTCCTGAATTCCAAGTAAATGTTTTTCCATTAGCAATCGTTGCAAC